GGAAATATATGGGGAACAAGTGGATATGCAGTTCATACAAAAAGTTTAGCAAGAGCCTTGAATAAAATAACAGAGGTAAAACTAAATACTCAAGTATTTCCAAATTGCGAATTACAACTAGAAGATGATATGATAGAAATGATAAAAAGAGATGGAGATCCTGATGTCAATATTATGATAGATATACCTTTAAATTGGAAATTGAATTTAATTGATGGTAAAAATATAGGATTTTTAGTATGGGAAGGGGATAAAATACCAAAATGTTGGTTAGAAGAATGTCTAAATCCAAATATAGATATGATATTTGTTCCTAGCACACATACAGAAGAAGCCATAATTAATGCAGCAAATTTATCACATGAAGAAGCAGAAGAATTGATTAATAAAATACATATAATGCCACATGGAATAGAAACAAAATTATTTAATCCTAAGTCTAATACAAATGATGAATTTATATTTCTGTGTAATAAGGGATTTAGAAATCAAGAAGATAGGGGTGGAATACAATACGCAGTTAAAGCGTTTTTAGAGGAGTTTTATAGTCAGGAAAAAACAGACTTGGGGATAGGATCACCTATAACTGAATCGGAATTTCCAAATCTAATCGATTCGGATGGAGGATCGCCTGATGTTCAGCAGGAAAACTCAAAAGTGGAGCAATTTAATGACAAGAGTTTGCGTCTTAAAACTCCGACTGCTGGTCCAATACTTATTATAAAAGTTAATCCAGCATATCCAGTAGGAATATTGCCTCAACATCCAAAAATAAAAGTAATATCAGAGAACATGCCTTATGAAAAAATACCAGAATTATATCATAATTGCGATGTATTCTTAGCACCAACAAGAGCAGAGGCATTTAATATTCCATGTTTAGAAGCAATGGCATGCGGAAAACCAGTAATAACAACTGATTTCGGAGGACAAACAGATTATGTTCCAAAGGAATGGCAGATAGGAGGAGAGCTAAAAGAAGTAGAGCATGAAATAATGTATGAAGAAACAAGATGGCTAACTCCAAACATAGAAGAATTAAAGAAAAAAATGAGAGAGTTTTATAATAACAAACCAAGTGTTAATCAAGATTTAATAAAAGAATACACATGGGAAAATACAGCTAAGAAGATTTTTAAATTAATTAAAAAACACATACATTTATAAAGTATATTTATTTAATTAATTTATGGGTAGGCGTAAAATACACAAACTATTAAGGAAGTCTCAGAAGTCTACAAATTATTATAATTTTCAGCATGAGTTCTTTGATGATTGGGAAGATTTTCAACCAGATAAGTATGCAAGATTAGCAATAAATAAGCAAATGAAAATATTAGATGAGGATAGATATTTTAAAATTGCAGAAAAATTATTAAAAGAAGTAGATGATAAGATGGAAGTTTTTAGTGTTTTTGGAATAGACATAGAAAAAGAATTGGAGGAATACAATGAAAAGAAAACTAAGTAGAGATGAAATAAAATTTTGTAAGGCCTCAGTTAAGGCACATGAAAAACAAATAGAATCATTAAAGGAAGCAAAAGAATATTCAGAAAAGAAATTAAAATTTTTAGAAAATAAATGGAAAGCAGAAGATGATGGAGATACAGAAGAAATGGAAAAATTAATTAAAGAATGGGAAAAATATGAGAAACCATTAGTTAGAGAAAAGACAAGAGAAAATGCAAAAAATTCAATAATAGAAAAAGAATCAGAAATAAAAAAGTCTATGTGGACAATAGAGCAACTTAAATCACAATTAAAATATGGAGTGGATGTTAAACCAAACTCAGCAGTAAAATAATGGTAATAAAAATATATGGAATAATAGTTAAAATATTAGCATCGTCTGCAATAGTTTTATTTTTTATTTGGTTAATTAAAATATTGATAAAATCTATTTTGTAAGGAGGTTAATATGGATACAGAATTTTTTAGAAAACAAACAGAAGCAGAAAAAAACGACTTTGAAGATATATCTCACAAAAAGATAACATCAGAAAAGATTTTAAGAGCAAGGGCAGGAATAGAAGATCAAAAAGCATTAGATTTAAAAGTTCCATTTGAAAAAAGACTACCTTATCCATTTTCTTGCGTAATAGAGGACTTTAACAAAAAAGTCAAGATGGCAGAATTAAGCAAGGTTGGATTTTTGGGAGATAAGTCATTGCCAGAATCAGAAAGAGAAAAGATAAGAAAAAAAATATTAAAGGACTTTGATTGGACACCATATACAGATCCAAAAAACTTTAAAGTCATAGAAGAAGTAGAACATCACGACCAAGATTTAACAAAGAAAAATCAAGGATTGGGTGTATTTATAAAAACGAAAAGATATGACTTTCAAGGTAGAGGAAAAAGGTTGTCTATTTGTGAATCACAAGAAGAAGCGATAGAAAGAGCAAGGAAAAAGCTACAATCTGCTAATAAAGGTAAATAGAAACATTTATATATATTAAATACTTTACTTTATCATCACCTCTTTTGTCCCTGTGAGGTTGGGTGTGGTGCGAAAACATGTTCAACCTTATAAGGGTTTAAGTTCACAGTGAGGGAAGTGAGGTATACGATGGTAAAGTAGTAGTCTCCTTTAAAAGTGGGTGCAATTCCCACCACTTCCTCCAAATTCTATCATGAAAATAAAATGGAAATAGAACAAGTAAATATAGTAGATATTGTTCCTTATGAGAACAATCCAAGAAAAAACGATAAGGCCGTAGAGATAGTTGAGAAATCTATAAGAGAATTTGGATTTTTAGTGCCAGTAATTTTAGATGATAAAAATTGTATAGTAGCTGGACATACAAGAATTAAAGCAGCAATAAAATTAGGCATGCAATCAGTTCCAGCAATTTATACAGAAGGATTGACAAAAGAACAAATAAACGCTTTTAGAATAATGGATAATAAAAGTCAAGAATATGCAGAATGGGATTATGATAAATTAAAAGAAGAATTTTGTGCATTAGAAGATACAGATTATTTCTTTTCAACAGGATTTACAACAGAAGAAATTTCTTCAATATGGGATGGAGAAATGGACATAAAACAAACAGACTTTAAAAAAATAGAAATAAAATTAATATTTGATAAGTCAGAAAAGCTAAAAGAAGTTTATAGAGAATTAGAACCAATCTTAGCTAAATATTCTATAAAAGTAAAAATAAACAAACAAATAAGAGAATTATTAGAAGGATAATTCCACAAAATTCAACATGAATACGAGTAAAACTAAAGAATTAATGCTAGAAAGCTTAAAAAAGAATTTGGGAAATGTCAGTCTAGCAACAAAAGAAGTTGGAATAGATAGAACCACACATTATAATTGGATGAAGAAAGACAAAAAATATAAGAAAGCAGTAAACGAGATGGATGATTTTGTTTTAGATTTTGCAGAAAACGCATTATTTAAAAATATAAACAAGGGAAATGTAACAGCACAAATATTTTATTTAAAAACAAAAGGTAAAAAAAGAGGATATGTAGAACAAACAAATCAAGAAATAACACATAAAGGTGATGGATTTAAATTAGTGATAGAACAACCAGATTGATAATGAAAGAAATAAAATGGAAACCATCAAAAAGACAAAAAGAAGCATTAGATTATTTGTTTGATAATGAAACTACTGAATTGTTCTATGGTGGAGGAGCAGGAGGAGGAAAGTCTTATTTAGGTTGTGTTTGGATTATTATTTGTTGTTTTCGTTATCCTGGAACAAGATGGTTAATGGGTAGAGCAATATTAAAATCATTAAAAGAATCAACATTATTAACATTTTTTCAAATATGTAGAGAATGGAAACTAGAAGTAGGAAAAGATTATAAATATAATTCAATAGAAGGAACAATTAAGTTTAGTAATGGAAGCGAGGTTTATCTTAAAGATTTATTTCAATATCCTAGTGATCCTGAATTTGATAGCTTAGGTTCAACAGAATACACAGGAGCATTTCTTGATGAAGTATCACAAATAACAGAAAAAGCAAAGAATATAGTTATGAGTAGATTAAGGTTTAAATTAAATGATTATAATATTATACCTAAGTTATTAATGGCCAGTAATCCTTCTAAGAATTTTGCTTACAGAGAGTATTGGAAACCATGGAAAGATGGAGAGTTGCCTAATTTTAGAAAGTTTGTGCCAGCATTAGTTGGAGACAATCCATATATTTCAGATTTTTATGAAGAAAATTTAAAAAAACTAGATAAAAACTCTAAGGAAAGATTATTGTTTGGTAATTGGAATTATGATGATGATCCTTCTGCTTTATTTGAATATGATAAAATTATACTTATGTTTAAGATTGGATATGAAAGACTACCAAGAGAACAGAGATTTATTAGTTGTGATGTAGCAAGATTTGGAACAGATAAAACAGTTATTATAGTTTGGAGAGATTTGTTTATGTATAAGGTTATTGAATTTGAAAAGAAATCAACAAAAGAAACAGCAGATTTTATTAAAGAATTATCAAGAGAAGAAGGAGTGCCAGTAACAAATATAATAATAGATGAAGATGGAGTGGGAGGAGGAGTTGTAGATAATATTGATGGTTCGGTTGGATTTATTAATAACTCAAGACCACAGGACCATCCAAATGATAAAAAGAATTTTAAGAATCTTAAATCTCAATGCTATTTCAAGCTATCTAATTGTATTAAAGAGGGAAGAATAGGCTGTTGTGATGTCCCTATTAGCGTTAAACAGGCTATTATAGATGACTTAGAACAAATTAAATGGCATAATCCTGATAAGGATGAAAGGGTAGGAGTAACTCCAAAAGAAGAAATAAAAGAAAGATTAGGCAGAAGTCCAGACTTTGGGGATGCAATAATGATGAGAATGTTATTGTATGATGAAGGTGGAACGTTTGGATATATTGCAGGTTAAGTATATACTTATTTGTTCAATGTTTATATATTATAAATTATTATATTTCTTATGGAAAAAGAAGTTTTTGGTTATATAGCAAAGCCAACTAATATTAATATAGATGAATCATTTAAAGGGATAGTTGTAAATAAAGAGATTAAGTTTCCAAAAAAACTAGGATTAGAACATCCTTTTGATTTTGAGCAGATGGAAGGATTATATAAAAAATATCCATTTGTAACAGGGGCAGTAGATAAGCATGTAGATACAATAGTTGGAGATTTTTCTGTAAAAGTAGAAGATGAAAAAGGACAAGCGCTAATAGATTCATTCATTAAGGACACTAATTTTCAGGTTTTTTTAAGGAATTGGGTTAAAACAGGATTGATAGATGGAAATTCTTTTGCAGAGATAGATTTAGATAATGCACAAATAAGGGTTTTAGATTCTAAGACAATGTATATAGTAAGAGATGATAAGGGAAATATAAAAGGATTTAATCAATATACAGGAGATTTGCTTAAATTAGGACAAGGAAATAATAAACCTTTGCCTTTTAAATTAGATAGAATAGCACATTTGCCCTTAAATGTTATTTCAGATAGTGCCTATGGTTTTGGAATAGTTTATCCAAATTCAAAAGCAATAGAATTAAGAATACAAAATCAACTAAACCAACATAAATTAGTAGATAGAAAAGCAGGAAATCCATATCATGTAAAAATAGGACTTCCAGGACAATCAGCAAAAAAAGAAAATATTGATGATTTTAATTCTAAACTAGAATATCTTAATACTAGAACAGAATGGGTAACAGATGGAAATGTAGATATCAAAGGAATAGACTTTGGAGATTTAGGAAAAGGGTTTGAAAAAACAAACGAGATGGACTTAGATGATTTAATATTCGGCTTTCAAGTTCCTCATGTATTAATGGGAGTATCTAATGTTAATGAAGGAATTGCTAAGGTCCAGCTTCAAACATTTCAAAAAAGAATTAAAAGTTTCCAACAAGATATAGAAAAAGTTTTAGAAGAAAAAATATTCAGGCCTTATTTATTAAATAATGGATTAGATAAAAGTGTAGAGGTTATTTGGGAGTTGCCAGGGGAAGAACAAACAAATCAAAAAATAGACAGATTAAACAAGGTGTTAGCTAGTTCTCAAAATATAAGTGAAAATATGAGAAGAATGGCAGAATTAGAATTAGCAAAATTATTAGAAATAGAAGATGCAGAAAATTATTTGTTAGAGCCAGATGTAAATCTTAAAAAAGCAGAAGATGAAACTAAAAAGGCAGAGATGGATGCAAGAAAAGAACAAGCAGAAAACCCAGAAAGAGCAGAAGAAGAAAAGATAAAGCAACCAGAAGTTCCAACAGAAAAACCCAATGCCAAAGAGTGCGCAGAATTAGAAATAAAACAAAAAAATGATGATTTACAAGAGAAAATTAATGCGCAAATAAACGAACAGGCAAACAGGACAGGGATAACTGATAAACATTGGCATACAATTTCAACAAATAAACAAGGTAATGGAGAAACAACAAGAACAATACCAACAAAAGAAGATGTAGATAGTCATACACATAAGATAAGTAGTTTTAAAGTTCAAAAAATAGATAATCATTCTCATGGATTAGAAGAAAAAGATAGTTCAATTATGTGTGGATGTGGATGTGGACAACAAATTCATGAAAAAGAAAATAAAGATATAACAGTTAAGGAGTGGGTTAATTTACAAGAAATACAGGGATTTAATTATACAGAGTATTTAGCAAATATTATAGAAGTATTAGGAAAAGATAAGTTTATTAAATTAGCAGCAAAGAATATACAGGAAATAGAGTTAGGGTTATTAAATGAAAAACAAGTAGAAAGACTTAGAGTTATACTGAAAGAAGGTTTTTTACAAAATAAAACAATAAAAGAAATAGAAACTGATATGAATAAATTTTTAGATTTAAAAGACAGATTTATTATAAGAGATGGGGAGAAGATTTTACATGAAGGAGCAAAAACAAGAGCAAATAATATAACAAGAACAGAAACGTCAAGACTAGCAAACACAGGATTAATAAAAACATTTAAAGAAAATAAAATAGAAAAGGTTAGGTTTTTGGCAGCAGTTTCAGAAAGAACATGTCCACAATGTAATCAATTAGATTCTCAGGTTTTTGATATTAATAAAACAGAGGGCATTATTCCAGTTCATTCGTCTTGTAGATGCACGTGGATTAGTGTAATTGAATAATGGTACAAATAAATGGCCAGAATATAGGAAGTCCATTTGCGATTGTAGATACAGATGGCAGAGTTTATACAAACTCTTTAATAACAACAACAGATCCAACAGATGCAAGTAAATATAACCCATCAGTAGTATTTGCATATAGTGGAACAGAAATAGGAAGTATATTTAAAATAAATTCAACAGGAAGTGTAGTTTCAGTTTTTGAATATGATGGATCTGGAAATATAGCTAAAATAGGTAGTTGGGTAGGTTTATAAAATGAAAAAATACAATGGAGGTTCAAAATGGTTGATTTAGGAATAGTTAGAGGAGATTCTGCTACTTATACTTTGAAGTTTACTACAAATGGGAATCCAATAGATATAACAGGTTATACTATATTTTTTACAGTAAAAAACAAATCAGATGAGGAAACAGATGATACTGATGCTGTTTTGCAGAAAACAGTTACATCTCATAGTGATGCAACAAATGGAATTTCAGAAGTTGTTTTGAGTGATTCTGATACAG